GAAGCAGGATTAGGTTCATTTGAAGAAAAAGAAGGTCATGGTGGGATGACGGCGACAAAGAATAAGGACATGAAAACGGGTAGCGGTAATGAACGAAACAATATTCGTAAAAACATACACCCCACAGTTAAGCCCATTGAGATTATGGAGTGGTGCGCTAGAGACATAGCCCCTAACTCGAAAGTCGTTGACCCATTCTTAGGGAGTGGTACGACAGGTATCGCGATGAGCCGACTTGGGCATGACTTTGTAGGGATAGAGCTTAACCCTGAGTACGCCAAGATTTGTGAGGCTCGTATTCGACATTGGTCTCCGATAGGGTCGGAAATAAACTCTGAGGCAAAGGTAGGCGAGAGTGAGAAGAAAGAAGGGGGTATGCACTCTCTCTTTTAAAGACCTGTCTTTGTCTTTAAGTCCCAAGGTCCCCAATGAGCAAACTCTGAGATTTTCTCATTGAACGCCATGAGGTCATAAGTGTGGTAGTTGTTGAGGCGATCTATAGAGCCGAGCGCGTAGTACACTCGCTTGTCGATTCTTATTTCTCTGCCATTAGAGAAATCCAAGACATCTCCATCTATTTCGCACCAACAATGACCATAGGAAATGCCCTGTAATTCTCCCTGTCCCATGACCTCTCCATGAACAATTCTTAGGTTGGGCTGCCTATAAGCGTTGTCCATGAAATATCTACCGTTAGCTAGGTAGCAGTCTCCCCCTGTAGATGCGAGCCTTGTCATGTATCTCGGAGAGACTTTGAGCTTCTTTTTAGGGAGAGTGTCGAAGATCGACAGGTTACGCAAATAGCGACTCGCTAAATCACTCGCCTGCTTGTCGTAATATTTCATTATGGAGTCCCTTATATTCAGAGGGTGTTTTCTTATATGCTTGCTATAAATAGACAAGTAAGAGAGGGAAGCACATGATTCTTGGACTAGACCCTTCACTTAGGAACTTTGGGTGGGTTCTTATGGGAGACAACGGAGATTTCTTAGATAAGGGAATGATGGGGACGACAACTGAAATGATGTTTGTTGATCGCTATATTTATTTAAGAGAGGGCTTGCGAGAAATAGTACAGAGAGTTCGGTCAGAGCACCCCGACAAGACTCTTAGAGTAGGGATAGAGTCACCTATCTTTAATGATCTATATTCAGAGGGTATGTATGGGCTATTTCTGTACTCTAATGAAGCTCTCATGCTTGAGCGCGTAGATACTGTGTACTTATCCCCTAATCAAGTGAAGGCTCACGCAGCACTATTTCTCAACAGACCGAAAGGATGGAAAATGCAAAAGGGAGACATGGTAGAGGCTGTGAAGCAGGCAACTCAGGGGCAAGGGGCTAAGAGGTGGAATCACCACCAAGCAGATGCCTATTGGGTTGGGAGAATAGCGGGCAGATTTTGGCAACTCATTGAAGGTGAAATAGAGGTTGCCGACCTAAACGACTTAGAGATTAAGCATTTCACGTCCCTTGAGAAATACCTCAAGGGGAAGAAGGCAGGGCGCATTAAGCGCATGGGGATTACCCACAAAGAAAATGACCGCTATTTCAGGTGGTCTGATTTGGAGTCTTAATGTCTTATCTGCTCTTTGAAATAAGCATGGTCTTGGGAGCTATTTTAGCTCTCGTCTTTTCGGAAGGTAGACCATTCAAGCTCGACTATTTCATAGTCTTTACTCTGATGATTTATGCGCTTAGTAGCGTCTTAAGCTCATTCGCGTGGTGAATGTAGTTCTTGATTGAACGAACCGTGTCTACATCAAAATCGCAGTCTTGGCTGTAGTAATACTGATCATTCACATAAGCAAAAGCTTGGTCAAGAAGCCACATAGCCTCGTCCAAATCTTCATGCTGACTGAAGAAGGAGACTAGCTCCTTAGTCCCCTCAGTAATGTCCGAAATGGGGGGGAACTCGCGCTCGCTCTCTCTCGCGTTTTCAATGAGGATGTTAAAAGCGTACTGATACGCACATTTTTTAATGTCTGTGATTTTTGACATATTATTTCTCCGTAGAAAAGGCACAGCTCTTACTGCACCGAGAGGGGAAGAATCTTATTCTACCAATTGAAGAAAAAAATCTGCCCCTCTCTAATATAATTAAAGCGACCTTGGGGATGAGCCTCAAGTCAGTAAAAGAACGAGGACAGGATGCCGAAAGAAAAGAAGCCGAAAACAGATTTGCTGAAAGCGGCTAAAGCCGTAGCCCAAGCTCTGAAAGAAGATCATGTTGTCACCCTTGACCCCGATGCTCTAACAAAATCACGACCTCACATTTCAACGGGGTCTGTTGCAATCGACTATTTAATTGGGGGTAAGGAAAACGCACAAGGTGTCAGACCCTGCCCCGGCATCCCCAAGGGAAATATAACGAATCTTTATGGACTCGCAGGTGCAGGGAAAACCACGATTGCCCTTCAAACCGCAGCTCAGATTTGTGCAGATGGTGGGACTTGCGTCTATATAGATTGGGAACATGAGGTAGATCACCGCTATGCTTCAGTCTTAGGTGTCCCCGTGACCGACCCTAGTCGATTCATGCTTATTCAGCCCGATACTCTTGAGGCAGGTCTGCGCTATATCTTTACAATGGCAGATGCAGGGGTTGACCTTATTGTGATTGACTCTGTGGGCGCGGCTGTGCCCAAGGCATTTTTTGAGAATAATGACGGGGGGGGCATGGCGGTGGGCTTGACTGCGCGTATGTGGAGTCAGTATCTCCCTAAGATCAAGAGCAAGATCTCAGATACAGAAACAGCTATTATTGGCATTTCACAGCTTCGCGAAACAATCGGGGGCGGACCAGGATTTGGGGGTCCGAAGCGTATCCCTCAAGGTGGTAAGGCTTGGTCTTTTTACTCGACCCTTCAGATTATGCTTCGCGTTGTCGGTAAGGAGAAGGGCAAGGAATGGGACGGGATGCAGGGAAAGGCTGTAGATACAGTCTTAGGCACTCAAGTCCGAGCCAAGCTTGATAAGTGCAAGGTTTCTGACTCAGCCCATAAAGAGGTGGATTTCTACCTCATGTCGGGAGAGGGTGTCGATAATGTCCGTACCGTCCTTGAGCTTGGAATTAAGACAGGCGTGGTGTCGAAGAAGGGTGCTTGGTTCTCTTGGAACGGGAATGAGGGTGAAGTGCGAGGACAGGGCTTACAGAATTTCAAAGAGCAACTCAAAGACGAGCAGGTAAATGAGATTTTCGCTCAAGTTAAGCCCTATTTGTCTGACCCCTCAAATAGCGTGGATTCAAGCTCCGCCCTTGACGAGCTTGAGGAAGATACAGAGTCAGATTTAGAGGACTTGCTCAAAGACCTCTAAACCCCAAAGAGTGTCCTTGTCCTTGCCCGATGCAGAGTACCTTTAATATACTCTGCATCGGGTTTTTTTTAAGAGACGGAAATTTATGAAGATTAAAGTAAATAACTTCCAATCTATCAAGGAAGCTGAAATTGAAATAAAGGGTCTTACGGTTATTGTCGGTGAGAACAGTATCGGTAAGTCTGCTTTAGCTCGCGCTCTTGGGGGCGTGTTTACCAATACAAGAGGAGACTCCCATGTAAGAAATGGAGAGAAAACGTCTTCAGTTCTTGTCTCATTTGACGATGGGAACGAAGTGTTATGGGAAAAAGGGGGTGGCGTAAATCAGTACACCGTCAACAACAAGCTTATTTCTAAAGTAGGTTCGTCTGTTCCTGATGAGGTGAAAGATCTAGGCGTTAAGTCCGTTATGGTTGATGGTCGAGAACTATACCCTCAGATTGCCAAGCAATTTCAGACGATCTTTCTTTTAGATTTACCTGCAAGCGCATTGTCCTCTGCGTTATCTGATGTTGACGCAATCCAAAAGCTAGAAAAAGCTTCCTCAAAAGCCCGTTCTGAAATGAGAGACATTAAGTCTAGACTCAAAGTAAAACGTGAAGACTTAGAGCAAGCTAGAAATGCAAGCCTCTACTTTGAGGGATTTGATTATGCACAGGTCTTAAAAGTAGAGAGGTGCGAGCAACAAAAAGATGAAATAGAAAACCTGCTCTTTGAAGTAGAGAAGCTCTCTCTCAAGAGAGACAAGATTAAAAGACTAATCTTATCCCTAGAAGGGATTGAAATAGCTGTCCTGCCCCCAACTATTTCAGAGCTCCCCGATGTAGAGAGGATCACTCGTCTAAAAAAGATTAGAACCAAGAGCTTCATAACTGAAATGATGGTGTCTGTCGGACTTGCTGATTTTAGGAGTCCTACTATAGACTCCCTGCCCCCTACAGAAAAAGCAGAGAAACTCTCTCATGCACGTTCTCGTCTGTCCTCTGCTCTTGATCTCCTAGAGGGGGTTGCAGAGGCTAACCTTCCTTCAGACCTACCTGTTAATGATGCTGTCCCTCTCTTAGAAAAGAAGTCAAAACTCCTATATGGATTAGGAGTCGCAGAATCACGCCTCTCAGAGATAGAGTCTGAAATAGGTTCTATCCATACCCAAATAAAAAGCGTGAAATGCCCCGTATGCCTAAGAGAAGGCGAACACCAACATTCTTAATGGAGATGAAATGCCTAAGATATTATGGCGTACAGATGTGCATCTAAGTGATAAGACCCCAAGAAGAAGAACAGGGAGTTGGACAGATGATGTAATCAATAAACTGAAATGGGTAGGGGAAAAAGCATCTGAAATAGGTGCAGATCTTATCTTAGATGGGGGTGACTTTTTTGATGTGAAGTCTCCTGTGAAAAACTCTCATTCTCTTGTAAGACGCGCCTGTGAAGTACACTCTGAATACCCATGTCCTACTTACGCTCTCGTGGGAAATCACGATGTGAAATACGGGAAGATAGACTATCTCCCCGAACAGCCTCTTGGAGTTCTCTTTTCTTCTCGCGTATTTAGAAAGTTCGGCGACGCAGACGAGATCATATTAGAGCGAAATGGCGTGAAATTAAGGATTGTAGGAGTTCCGTATCACGGGGTTGAATATGACTTCGAGAGACTCAAAAACATCAAAAAGGGAGATGAGGATTATCTTGCAGTTGCTTGCCACCTCTTGGCGAGACGAGGTAAGACAGGCTCCATGTTTGAGTCTGAGGATATCATAGGGTACGATTTCCTTAACACCTTAACAGACGTTGATTGTTGGTTCTTTGGACATTGGCATAAAGACCAAGGGATCGTACAGCTCCCTAATAAGAGTTGGGTTGTGAACGTAGGCTCTTTGACGAGAGGCTCTCTGCATTTAGATGATCTAGACCGCAACCCTTGCGTTGTTGAAATGGAAGCAACTTCAGAAGGGCTCTCTTTAGTGAGACATGATGTCCCGATTCGTCCTGCTGAGAGCGCATTTAAGATAGAAGAAGCTTTGAGAGACAAAGAAGATGTCTCTCGAATGGAAGATATTGTCGAGAAGATGAGGGCGCTCTCTAAAAGCGGGTGGGACTCGATGAGCCTTGGAGACAAAGTGCGAGAAATGGCTTTGCCAAGCGAAGTCAAAGAGCAAGTTCTTCTGTATTTAGAAGAAGTAGAAGCTTAAAGAATACTATATAGGAGTGTCCTACTTTGGTATAATTGAGGGGATAAAATGAAGCAGGACTCTGACATGAAGTATCTTTATTGGTCGCATATTAAGATGATGCGAGAATGCCCTCAGAAATACCTATGGGTTAAAGGTCATCCACAGCATGATTTGGGCGCAGGATATGGGAAGCCCAAGCCCTTGCCCCCCGAACAAGATAGAGAATCAGAACACCATCTCCTTATGGGCTCTGTCTTATCGAAAGTCGTAGAGGACTTGTATAACCATGAGCTTTGGCGCGAACCTAAGAGCCTTCTTGAGAAGGTAGAGGAAATCGCCCGTAAAGAGTTTGAGGTCGAGGAGACACGAAGATACTGTCTTTGGACATATATGACACGAGATCAAGCGATTGAAACTTGTGTTTCAGGTGCTCTTAATTTCGTAAGAATTATGAAAGAGAACCGACTCCTCGGCGTGTGGAACAAGTCAGAGCTCAAAATGACCCCTTCCGCAAATAACCATTTCTCTGCCTGTGGTATAGCCGATTTGGTTTTCCGTGACTCTGAAGGGGGCATCCACATATTAGATGGCAAGAACGCATCTACGCCTATGAAATATGAGGACGAGGATCAACTCCGTTGGTACGCGCTCTGCTTTAGACTTCAATACAACGTCATGCCTAAAAAGCTTGGCTTCTTCTTCTTCAGATACCCTTCTGATAAGCCCCCCGAAAACCTGTCTCACGTTGAAGATAAGTATAAAGAAAATTGGACGGGGTACATCGAAACCTCTTTCGATGAGCAAGACCTAAAGCGCCTCGCAAAAGAAGGGGTTGAGACTTCAAAGGTTCTGCACAGAGGAGTGTTTGAGCCAAACCCTATGCCTAAGCATTGTGGGCGTTGCCCTTATGAGCCTGTCTGCGAGGAGAGACAAGCTCAGAAAAGATACAACGCAGCCAAAAGAGGACTCGGTAGAACAAAAACCCCCGACCCTCTAAAAGACCATGACGAAGGGTTTGCAGAGTTCTCTTTTAAAGCAAAAAAATAAGTCTTGTTCTTATATGTAGGGGAATACCTATTTTTTGCAAAAGGAGCAGATGTGAGTCCCGATGAAATACAGGAGTTAGTAGACAAGAGAGACGACTTAGAGAGTCGTAAATCAAAGCTTCTTGTCAAAAAAGAAGCGGCTCAGACTACGCTTGCTGATATAGATCAGCAACTACGAGATTTAGGGGTTGACCCTGAGAGCCTTGAAGAAGAACTTCTCCGTCTTAAAAAAGAGAGAGACGAGAAAATCAGCGCCTTTGCTTCCGCAGTCGCCGAAGCAGAAACAATCATTTCAACAATAGAAGAGAGGATCAGAAATCTATGATCATCGAAGTCGCTAAAAATGATCTCAAAGAGAACCTTGATATTGCCCAAGCTACATTAGGGAATGGACCTGACATTACGTCTCATTTCTTATTTGAGAAGATCGGGGAGACTGTTTTTATTTCGTCTTGCAATCCCCCTCGTCTTTTCTCCTCTGTCCCCCTAAAGGGGATTAAGGTTGAAGGTGAGGGTGACTTCACCATTGAGGGGAAACGATTGCTTCAGTCGATCAATGCGGTTGAAGGTCTGCTTAAGATCGAATGTGAAGAAGGAAATGTCACAATCAAATCCGATAGAGGGTCTATCTCGTTCCCCTCTCTTGACCCAAGCGCGTTCCCCCCTTGGCGTGGTATGTTTGGAGACGCAGAGGAAAAGGTGTCTATTTCAGCAGACGTTCTCTCTGATACGATTTCCTCTACACGCCCTTATGCTTCTGTCGATGAGGCGCGTAGACCCGAACTAGCGATGATTAATTTCACAGGCGGTAACGCCTTCGCTTGTGATGGATTCGGACTAGCTATGGCACGATCTGATGACTTTAATCAGATC